TGAAGTTCAAATGTATTTTCACCCAGCTAATCAACAAGCTGCATGTTTTTCAAATATAACACTAGCAGACGTATTTATAAGCACAGAGAGATATCTTAACGCTGTTAAGAGTAAACTGGCAGCAAAAATGTCTTCTGATTTAACTATTAAAGAGCACTTTGCAATTGTTAAAAATATACTTGCATCAGATAACTATGAAGTAGGATATGGTATTCAAACTCTTTCCACAATTGAAGAAGACGGAAAGAATCTGCCTAAAAAAGAAAGAGAAGAATTAGATAAAAAAATCGAAGAACATATTAAAGAGCAAAATCAAAAGTTGTCAAAGATTTACGAAGATAGCAGTGTAGCAGAATCAAAAACCCTTTCATTCAAAAAAATTAATTTAAAGGTAAAATTTGAATCACTGCCTTATGTTGAAAATGGTGTAGTAAAAAAAATGAAAAGAATTCATATTTTTGATGACAATACAGAATATTATAAAGATCAACAGCAGTTATTAAGTGCTTTAAATACAACAAGCTTAATGACAGTTGTAAACGGAAATGTTTTTGGAGCAACTAGATTTATTAATGATAATAACAACATATTAAGAAAATTTACAAGATTACTTTTTCCTGGATATTCTCCAAATGAAAAATTTAGCTCAATAACTAAAAACATAGCAAGTAAGCTTTTACCTTTTCAAAAAGTTGATGCAAAAATAGCAAGAGAAATTGATTCAATACTTAAATCGTCAATGCCTACAATAGAGCTAGGGGCTGAAAACGGGTTTATTCAGTCGATGTCACTTAATAATGATAATGGCGGTCTTGCAAATGAAGCAAATATGCTTGATTATGTAACTAGTTTAGGAAATGCACAAAATCCTGAACGAGCCACTTCAAAGTTTAAAACTTTTTTAAATCCGGGAAGCTTAAATATAACAATGTTAGGCTTTCCTATAGTTGAAATTGGGCAGACTTTTTATGTTACAGGAAAAACAAACACGACTTTAGACAATGTGTACACAGTTAAAAGTGTTTCCCATTCAGTAGCTGAAGGTAATTTTATAACAAATTTAACCCTTGAATCTACTAACAGGGCAACTAATATGGATGTCAATATTACAAAAGCTTTAATAGAACTAGGCCTGGTTTCAAAGTCAAGTACATTAAATCCAAAAGCAGAGATATACAAAAACTTATAATTAGCTTGTAAATTATTTTATTTTTGATTAAATTTTATAAAAAAATAAAAATAAAGGAGTTTATTAATGTACTGTTTATCAAAAGAAATAACTGGTATAGAAAAAGACCTAGTTTTTGATAAGGATAAAAATCTAATCAATAGAGAAAAATTAGAAACAGATATTTTTATTGGAAAAGACGATAACTTTAATTCAATAACATATTTTTCTAAAAATGCTGGTACCAATCTCGAGCTAGAAATACCAATAAAATATAAAAATATGTGGAGTTTTATTAGAAAAAATCCAGACTGGTCTTCTGTTTTAGGTTTTGAAAAATTTGTAAGCATGTCTTTAAAGCTTATTAAACAAACTGAATCTTTTTTAAACAATGAAAACAACAAATATTATTATAATGATATAATAAATCATTATAATCTTTTTAAAGAAGTTAAGTCTGCAAAAGTTAATAAAAACAACTTGCTAAAGTATATTAATTCTGTTGAAAAATATAGAGCAAAACAAATATTAGAAACAATTGAAAAAGAAACAATGACTTTTAAGCCTATAAAATATTCTCTGTTTAATACTACAACGGGTAGAATGACAATATCCTCAGGCTTAAATCTATTAACTCTTAAAAAAGAAAATAGAAATATAATTGGCTCTTCATATGATGAAGGAAAAATATTAGAAATTGATATAAAAAACCTAGAGCCAAGAATTCTTATGGGAATGTTTAACAAAGAGGTTCCTGAAGATATTTACAGCTGGATTGCTAATGAAGTTTTACATGATATATCTGTAGATAGAAACTTCATTAAAGAATTAACATTTAAAATACTTTACGGTGCAAGCATGAACACAATTAAAAAAGATTTAAGCTGGATGCACGATATTGAAGATATTGTCAATAGAATAAAATCAAACATGGGATATCAAGAGCTTGCATTAAAAATTAAGTCTGAAATGCAGGAAGGATATTTTAGAAATTATTATGGAAGGAAGTTAAAAAATTCTTCTGCAAACATTAATCATTATTTACAATCTACGGGTGTAGATGTTTCAATGTATTGTTTTTCAAAAATAAACAACATATTAAAACAAGCTGGAATGAGATTTAAAATTATTGGATTTATTCATGATGCAATGATAATTGATACTGATAAAACCTCGTCAGAAACAATAATTAAGAATTTAAATGAAAAAAATATATCTGTTCAAGGATTTAATAATAAATTTCCTATAATTATAACTGAGGTGTTATGAAGAAATCTAATAGACATGTATCACATCTAGGTGGTTTAGGATCTGGTGACGGTTTATCTACAAGCTTGAATCAAGATATGAATCCACCAAAAATTAGTGGTGGTGGATTTGAAGGAACGGCTGATGCTGCTTTTAGTAAAAAAATAGGTCAGCTTAGGGTTCATATTGATGATAATGAAGATCTTATGTTTCCAGAAAATGAAGACATAGAGACTGTAAGAAAAAAAGATACAATTAGAGGTAAAGTGCCTTTTGATGGGAGATATAAAATGAGAGAATCTAAAAAGTCTAAAAAAACATTAATTGATTTATTTGATGATAAATATTTTGAAGAAGAGGAGGATGCTACGCATTTTAAGCCTTTTGATACTAATAAAAACATTGATCAAGATGCAATAGAAAAGCTTAAGCACGATACAATTGAAACTGATTTAAATTACAATAAAGACTTTGATAATCCTACACAAAAAGCAAAAAAAATAACAGTTAAAAAGCTAAACGAGGTAATTAAAAAACAAGCCTTTTCTTTAATTAAGGAATCAATTGAATCTCGAGGTGGAAAACTAACGTTAAAAGAAAATACAGGATGTAGCAATTGCGGAAGCATGTATAAAAAATTATGTTGCGAAAGCCCTAAATACGTTGAAGGCGTTAAATGTGAAGGTGGCTGCGGTATGATGGAAAGCAATTGCATGTGCGAAGAGCAAATGGTAGATGAGCTTAACACTCTTGCAAGCGGCGGGATTGCTGTATATCAAACAAAGCTATCGTCGCCAAAAAACATGAAAAAACATATGAAAAAAATGCTACCGACAGGTTACAAATATAGATAAAATACTATAATAACATACACACACAAAAAATAATTTATCAACAATGTGTAAAACATAATAAAATTTATTATTATTTTTATTGTGGTTAAACATTAAAAATAAATTATAAATAAATCAACATTAATCACAAAAAATCATAAAACAAGGAGAAAATCATGGCATTTGATATTAATGCAATTCGTAACAAACTAGCAAAACTTCAAGGAAAAACAACAGGAACATCTTACTGGCGACCGTCCGAAGCTTCGGATTCACAGGTTAGACTTTTATCATTTAAAACTGACGATGGACTTCCGTTTAAAGAATTTTATTTTTACTATAATATTGGAAAAAGCAGAGGAATCTTAGCTCCTAACCAATTTGGAAAACCTGATCCTATTCAAGAGCTTATTAATAATCTTAGAGAAGAAGATCCCGTAGGGAATAAAGAATTGCTTAAAAAGCTTTATCCAAAAATGAGAGTTTATGCGCCTGTTATTGTTAGAGGTGAAGAAGAAAAAGGTGTTCAAATTTGGGGATTTGGAAAAATGGTATATGAGCAATTATATACACTTTTGGCAGATGATGAAATTGGTGATTTAACAGATCCATATTCGGGTCGTGATATTACCGTGTCTCAATCCAAGACTCCAGGAAGACAATGGGCAACAACAACAGTTCGTCCACGACTCAAACAAACACAATTGCATACAGATGAAAAGCAAATGAAAGAATGGATAGATTCAGTTCCTGATACTAATACACTCTTTGAACTAGAGGAATATGACGTAATTGCTAAAAAGGTAAACGACTGGATCAATGGTGAAGATAACACATCAGATGGAACATCTAGAAACTTTAATACTGATACCAGTAGTACTAGCAGCGGTGATTCTACATTTAAATCTCTTGACGATGCTTTTTCTAGCTTGAGTTAGTTTATAAACTTCTAAAAGCTACACTAAGCCCGGGTATTTTTACCTGGGCTTTTTTGTAAACCTTGATTATAGTTTTTATAATAAAACAAAAACAGGAGAATTTATGGCAAGAAAAAAGTCAAAAACTGAAGAATTTAAAGTATCATCAAACGATGACTTTACAAAAGATTTAATCAAAGCACTTAATAAAGAGCACGGTACACAAGTAGCATTTAACTTGTCAAACGGTGATTCACCTACACATGTTAAGCGGTGGATATCAACAGGTTCTGTAATGCTAGATTATATTTGCTCAAACAGAAGAAAAGGAGGTTTACCTGAAGGTAGAATTGTTGAAATTTTTGGACCACCAAGCATTGGTAAGTCTCACATTGCAACTCAAATTGCAAGAAGCACTCAAAAAGCTGGCGGAATTGTAGTTTATATTGATACTGAAAATGGAACTTCTGTTGAAAACCTTAAAAATTTAGGCATAGATGTATCTACAAGGTTTGCCTATGTTGATACTCATTGTACTGAAGAAGTTCTTTCTATCGCTGAATCTACAATTTTAAAAGTTAAATCTATTGACAAGGATATACCAGTTACAATTATATGGGATTCAGTTGCTGCTTCAGCTCCTAAAGCAGAACTAAACGGTGATTATGATCAAAATAGTATTGGTTTGCAAGCTAGAGCTATTTCAAAAGGAATGAGAAAAATCACAGGAGTCATTGGTGATCAAAGAGTTTTATTTGTTTGTCTAAATCAAATTAGAACGAATATTGGTGTAATGTATGGTGATCCAACAACAACACCTGGAGGAAAAGCTATTCCTTTTCATAGTTCTATTAGAATTAAACTTGGAGCAGGCCAACAGATTAAAGAAGGTGATGATGTAATTGGAATCAATGTTTCAGCTAAAACAATTAAAAACAAAGTAGCATTTCCATTTAGAACATGCAATTTTGAAATAAGGTTTGGTAGAGGAATATATGAGCATGAGCAAATGTTTGATGTTTTAAGAAAAACAAGCCCCTACCAGGTTGGTGATTTAGAAATTGCAATTGAAGGAACTGGTTCTTGGAAAACTCTAACTGTAACAAATACAAAAGAAGGAAAGATTATTGAAGAAAAGAAATTTAGAAAAACTGACTTTAATGAACTTCTAAATAGTCCTCAATATCAAGATTATATTTATGACGCCTTAGAAGTGTGCATGGTTAAAAAGTTTAATCAAGATCCAGATATTGACACTGAATCTTTTGTTGAAATGCAGGCACTAAGTGATGAACTTGAACGATAAAATTCTTATCATAGACGCAATGAATCTATTTACACGCCATTATATTGCTCACCCAGCGATGAATTCAAACGGTGAGCAGGTTGGTGGCATTATAGGTTTTCTATATGAGCTTTGCAGGCATATTGAAGAAGTAAAGCCTGCAAAGACTTTTATAATTTGGGAGTCAGGAGGCTCTCAAAAAAGAAGGGGTATATTAAAAGAATATAAGCAAGGAAGACGTCCCGGAAAACTAAATAGATACTATGAAGACGACATACCCGATACTATCGCCAACAGAAACTTTCAATTATCATTATTAATAGAAACAATAGATACTACAACATGTAATCAAATTTACATACAAGATTGTGAAGCTGATGATGTTATTGCATATTTGTCAAATTACTATTTTAAAGATAAAAGAAAAATTATAGTTTCATCAGATAAAGATTTTTATCAGCTTCTATCAAACAATACAGTAATATACAGCCCAACCTGGAAAAGATATGTTAACAAGCATACTGTCTTAGATAAGTTTGAAATTCATCCTAATAATTTTTGCTTAGCAAAAGCAATTGTAGGGGACAAAAGTGACAACATTGAAGGCGTAAAAGGTGTAGGTTTTAAATTCTTGTCAAAATACTTTCCAGAATTTAAAGAAGAAAAAGACGTACTACTTTCAGATCTAATAACCAAATGCAACAATAAAATCAACGAAGGCACAAAAATTAAAAAATATGGTAAAATTATAACAAGTTCCAATATAATAAAAAGAAATATAAAATTGATGATTTTAGACACTGGATTTTTAACAAATGAACAGATTAAAAAAATAAAATTTTCAATTGAACAAAAAGAAAACACTAAAAACAAACTATCTATGATAAGACTCTTAATAAAAAACGGAATTAATAACTTTAATGTGGATAGAATGTTTCTTGCACTAAGACTCATGGAGGAAAACAAATGAATCAAAATGCCCATTTTAAAAAATACGGAAAAGCTTATCAAGAAAAAATATTTCAAGCTTTTATAACAGATAAAAACTGGGCAGCGCAAATGTGTGAAGTTATGACACCTGAATACTTTGAATTAAAATACCTAAAGTTTTTAACAGAAAACTATTTTAACTTCTATGTTCAGTATAAAAGCTTCCCATCAATGCCTGCACTTTTAAACATTGTCAAAGAAGAACTTAGAAACGATAAAGATCTAGTTTTAAAAGATCAGATTATAGACTTTTTGCATAGAGTAAGAGCTAACCCAGATATTGGTGATTTAAAATATGTTAAAGAAAACTCATTAGATTTTTGTAGAAAACAAGCAATGAAAGAAGCGCTGGAAAAAGCTGTTGAACTTATTGCAACAGACAAAGTAGAATCTGTTATTGGTATTATGAAAGAGGCACTTAGTGCTGGGTTACCATCAACAATTGGCCATGATTTTTTCGAAGATATGGAAACAAGATTTGTACATATTAATAGAAACCCAGTTCCAACAGGTCTTCACTTTTTAGATAAAGATGGAATTTTAAATGGAGGCCTAGGTAGAGGTGAAATTGGAGTTATAACTGCACCTACCGGTGTTGGAAAGAGTCACTTTCTTGTCTCGCTTGGTGCTGAAGCCATTAAAAGAGGAAGAAATGTTATTCATTATACTTTTGAACTAACTGAAAATATTGTAGGCATAAGATATGATAGCCACCTATGCAATATTGCTTCTGACGAAATTATTAAAAGAAAAAATGAAGTAATTGAAACATATAAGAAGAACGACGAATACGGTCGCCTAATTATTAAAGAATTTCCTACTGGAAGTGCTTCCGTTATAACATTACGAAACCATATAGAAAAGCTAATGCTAAAGTCATTTGCACCAAGCTTAATAATTATCGATTATGCTGATATCATGAGAAGTACTAGGAGGTTCGACTCTTTGCGTCATGAGTTAAAATTAATTTATGAAGAGCTAAGAAACTTATCGATGGAGCTTAATATTCCAATTTGGACAGCTTCACAGTCAAACAAAGAGGGTTCTACATCTAATGTTGTTGGTCTTGAAAACATGTCAGAAGCATACGGAAAAGCTATGGTTGCAGATGTTGTTGTTACTCTTTCAAGAAAACCAGAAGAAAAGGCAAAAGGAACCGCAAGATTATTTGTAGCTAAAAATCGTGCAGGTAAAGACGGTATCTTGTTTCCTTTACATATCGATACATCGCAGTCTCGATTTACAATTATGCCAGATTCAGAAATAACTACCCTTGATGAGGCTATAGCAATGGGTAATACAAATTTAAAAGAAAAATTAAAGCAAAAATGGAAAGAAGTAAACGAAAAATAAGAGGGATTAATGTACAATTATCAACAAGTATATGAAGCGTCACTTGAATATTTTAAAGGTGACGAACTAGCAGCATCAGTTTTTGCAGGTAAATATGCATTGCAAGATGAAAAAGGAAATTATTTGGAACTAACACCAGATGATATGCATAGACGATTAGCGGGTCAGTTCGCAAGAATTGAAAGAAAATATCCTAATAACATGGTCTTGGAAGAAATATATCAGTTATTTAAAAATTTTAAATACGTGGTTCCGCAAGGATCACCAATGAGTGGAATAGGAAATGAAGCAAAAATTCAATCTTTATCGAACTGCTTTGTCATTGAATCC